TGGAATATCAAAACCATTGTCTCTTTCAAATATTATAACTAGATCTTATACAGATTTTGATAGTCCAAGCACTGCTGCAAGTATGTCAGTTTACTACCATTTAACAAGAAACTCAGCACTACAAAAATTTCTTGTATATGCAGAAGGCGTAGCAACGTTCGATCTTCCACTTAATAATTTTATTAGCGACATGTTTGTAGAAGAAGTTATTATTTCTTCTAATAAAGTTTCTATAGGTTATCCCGATGCCACCTCTGCATCCCAAAAAGAACTTTCAGTATATGTAACTGGATATCAATACGGCTCTGATTTGAGCGATAGTTCAACAGATACAATATTTCAAAACAAAACTGCATTAACAAAAATAAATCATTTAAATTGGTTAAATAATATAAACTTATCAAATAAATATTTAAAATTTGAAGTAGAGTTTAATGCTAGTGATGTAACAAAAAATATACCAAAAATAAATGAAATTTCTGTATATGCATATCCATCAACTGTCAACGGATCGTCTTCTTATTTTGAACTTAATAAAAATATAAAAATATTTTCTGCATCTAATAATTATATTGGCATACCAGAGTTTTCAAAAACCCCCACAGTATTTTTAAGAGATTATTCTGGCATTAACATAAAAGATAACTATTTAAATGTAGAATTTTCTAGCAACATTTCGTACTTTGATCCAACAACAACAAGCAGTTTAGTGGTATGGCTAGATGCAAGATTTATTAATGCTTTTAGAGGGAGCAGTCCACTAGATAGTGCCAGTATTTCACAATGGAAAAATGTATCTGGAAGTAGCAATAATGCTATACAATCAAATTCTTCTAAAAAACCAATATACAGAAAACAAGCAATAAACTTACTTTCTGTTAATCAATCAAATGGCGGAGAAAGCGGATCGGTTACTGGTTTTGATGCCGTAAATGCTGATATAAATTCTGCAATTAAAGGAGTTATTACTGGAAACAGGTCAATACGCATAACTCCTAATTCTGGATCAACAAACTCATATATGCAAACCTCTGCTAGTAATATAATTACTCCATACTTATTTGCTGGAGAGACATATACTGCTATAGGAACAGTTAGCATAATTAAAAAACATTCGGCATCATCTATAAATACTGGTAGAATATCCGCAGTTACCTCTTCTGGTGGAGGGGCAATAGAGTTTAAATCTGCATCTATAACTAACGCTTCTGGTCAATATAATGCATCTGTTACGTTTACGGTTCCATCAAATGCTACATATGCTTCGATTAGATATTATAATGGTTCTAGTGCAAGTACTGATCTTGTATTTTGGGATAATCTTGGAATATATTCTGGATCAACAATTTCTGGAAGTCCAATATCATGGTATAAGCCATTGGAACTTGACATAGATAATCAGGTAGTCAAGTTCGATGGTGTTGATGACTATCTTAATATAGCAACTGGATCAATTGCTCAACCAGTAACATGCTATGTTGTAGCAAGAGCATTTAAAGATAATAGTGGAATATTTGGCAGCATTGTCAATAATCCATCTATTTATACTTCTAGTGGAAAACTTTACGCATATGCTGGAACTAGTGCATCTCTTTTAGTAAACAATAAAGATTTTAATATATTTACAATTGTATATAACTCTACTTCAAGTAGCGCAAGAGTAAATGGAAGCGCAGTTTTTTCTGGAAACCTTGGAAGTGGTGGTTTTGGAGCAAGTGGTGTTAATATTGGTGCTGGATATGTCGGAATATTAGGTGCTTCTGCTACTCTTGGTGGAGATATATATGCATTTTTGTTGTATCGGGGCGCACACAATATTTCTACTATACAAAATGTAGAAAACTGGCTAATGGATGTGTGGGAAGAATAATGATTAAACAATTAGGAACATTAGGGTTTTTTGTTAAAAGCAATATACCAGATTTATACAAGGTAGTAACCATATATTCATCCTCTGCAAAAAACGTTCAACTTTTTTCTGCATCAATAAATAGTGGAAGTGTTGTAATTCCATCAGTAACATCATCTGTATTTATTAATGGGACAACATCTGGATTATTGAAAGAAGATTATTGGGGACATGTTTCTTTTCATTTTTTCCACCATTACAAACGACATCAGACAAAAATTTCTCTATAGATTTTGGTGGGGCAATAGGTACAGACTTTAATATACAAAATATATATATTATGCAAGGTCAAGTTTTATCAAGTTCAGATGCGTTACAAATTCATACAAATTTTGTTGGTGGTCCTAAAGTATTATCAAATACAAAAGTAACAGCATCAGCAGATTTTATATTAAATGACTCATTTGAAGATGATTACATTAATACTACAATTGGAAAACTGTATCAACCTTCGTTTGATCAAAAAAAGTTTCTTCTTAATGTTCAAGCAGCAGGAAAAGGAAGTTGCGTTGCACAATTTTCAGGAGCCGACAATTCATATATTTTACAGTCGGATGAGTTTTATGTAGATAATGCATTAGTTCAGGCAGGAGACTATGTGTTATCTAATCTAGATAATAAGGTTGTTCTAATATCATCAAGTGCTAGATTCTCTACAGTATCTACAACAACCGGAGATGTGGTTTATGTGCTTTCTGGAATACAAAACGGTGAAGACTTTTTTGTAAAAAGTAGTAGCGGAAGTTGGACAAAAATAGATTTTCAAGAAAAATATGATATTGTTCAGACAAAAAAATAGTAAAAGTGTAAAATATTGTCCACAAGATAGCCATATTTAATAAATATATGCTATTATTAGGACATGAAAAATCTTAGAATGTCTATAGTACAAGATCCTTCACCATATGGACTTTATGTATGGAAACTTCCAACTGGAGAAATCTATAAGGATGATGAAGGAAATATATTAAATATACCCTCGCTGAAAAACGACAAAGAAAAAATCAAAAACATTAAAGATGTTGCCAACAGTTATGGCCAGTCAGAAGGGGAAGCGGTTTTTATTCCAGGAGTAGGCCGCGTCAGCGAAGAAGAATATCAAAGTGACTTATATCAAATGAAAGAAGGCTTTACGCCTTATGGAGATACAGGAGCGTGGAGAGATGCAGCAAGAGCCAACAGAGCCTTTGGAAATTAGAGGAATTAGAGTTCCAACATATACCACCTCTATTAACGTTGTTAGTGAGGAAGATGATTTTAAAAAATCATCAAATGAACTTCTATCATTAAATGATTTATCAAATAACTTTAAAAAAAGTTCAAAAAGAAAAATGGAAAAGGCTCTTGTAACTGTGAGCGGTCAAGTTGTCCAAGCAGAAAATAATATGTATTCTGGAGATAAGGCTACTTCTAGTCAAATTGTTCCAACACAATTTGGATACGGTATCTTTGACGTTATTGAGCCACAATATAATTTAATTTCTTTGTCAAAGATTTATGAACTATCAGCACCTAATTACGCAGCGATTAATGCCAAGGCTGCAAATATTGTTGGTCTTGGATATAACCTAGTTCCTTCTCCAGAAGTCATGATGAAAATGGAAGATGCAACAGATCAAGCAGAACTAGATAAGATTAGAAAAAATATTTCTAGAGCAAAAACAAGAGTAATTGACTGGCTTGAAACTAGAAATGATGACGATACTTTAACTACTACTTTAATGAAAGTTTATATTGACGTTGAATCTACTGGCAATGGCTATATTGAAATTGGAAGAAAGTCTAATGGCGAGATTGGATACATTGGACATATTCCATCTGCAACAATGAGAGTTCGTAGAACCAGAGATGGGTTTGTTCAGATAGTTAGCGGAAAAGCAGTATTCTTCCGTAACTTTCAAGACACTACCACAAAGAACCCAATGACAGTTGATCAAAGACCAAACGAAATTATTCATATTAAAAACTACACTCCCAATAGTACTTACTATGGTGTTCCAGCAATTGTAGCGGCTAAAAATGCTATGGCTGGTAATGAATTTTCTTCAAGATTCAATCTTGAATATTTTGAGAACAAGGCAGTTCCAAGATATGTATTCTGGCTTAAGGGAGCAAAAATGAGCCGCGAATCTGAGGAAAGACTCTTTGAGTTCTTTCAGCATAGTCTACGCGGTCAGAGTCATCGTACAGTTATAATTCCGTTACCAGCAGATACGCCAGATTCTAAAGTAGAAATGAAGATGGAGGCCATTGAGTCTGGGATTCAAGATTCTTCATTTAGTAATTATAATAAATGGAATGACCATCAGATTCTTATGGTTCACCGCACACCAGCATCTAAGGTCGGCTCAACTGAGGGAATTGGCCTCGCTGCTGCAAGAGAAGCAGACAGAACATTTAAAGAGCAGGTATGTCGCCCAGCACAAGATTCATTAGAAAAGAAAATTAATAAAATAATTGAAGAGAAGACTAATATATTTAAGTTTGAGTTTAATGAACTTACTCTTACTGATGAGGAAACACAGTCTAAGATAGATGAAAGATATCTTAGAATGCAGGTTATTACTCCAAATGAAGTTCGCCCAAGGCTTGGGCTTGCAAGTACTCCAACAGGAGATACGCCAGTTGTTTTGTCTGCACAACAAAAAGCAGAACAGACAGCACAGACAACTGGAAATAGAACACGCGATCAACAAAGGGCTGCAAATGCCCCCGATACAAATGAAACTGGTCGTGCCACACAAGGCGATGGAAGACAACAAAACTAAATAACTTAAAGGATATATAATTATAATATGACACAATTCTCTAAAGCACATTTTGAAAGTGACGGTAACAGTCTTAGGTTCACCATGCCTATTGCAAAGGTGGATCAAGAAAAAAGAATTGTTAGCGGATTTGCAACCTTAGACAATATAGATCGTCAAGGTGATGTACTTCTATCAGAAGCATCAAAAAAAGCATTTGAAGGTTTTAGGGGAAATGTTAGATTAATGCATCAGCCAATACCTGCTGGAAAAGTAGTATCGTTTAAAGAACACACGTTCTTCGACCCAAATACATCTAAAACATATAGCGGTGTATTTGTTGATGCTTATATATCTAAAGGTGCTGAAAACGTTTGGCAGATGATCCTTGACGGGACATTAACTGGATTTTCAATCGGTGGAAAGATTGTAGATTTTGAGCCAGCAACAGATAAGGAAACTGATCAACCAATAAGAATTGTTAAAAAATACGAACTGATGGAGTTGTCTCTTGTAGATAGTCCAGCAAACCAATTTGCAAATATTTTGTCAATACAAAAGGTTGACAATCAAATTGTTACAACTGGTATTGCTACAGGATTTTCTACAGAAAATATTTTCTGGTGTAAAGAGCATGAAATTGCTATTCCAGAAACATCAGATTCTGTTAACTGTTCTATATGCGATATTCCAATGGAAAATATTGGGTGGGTTGAGTCAGAAGATCCTTCAAAAGAATTAGAAATAGCGAAGATGGTGAAATCAATTATGCAAAAAGGTAAAAACGCTGATCAAATGCGTTATGTAAATGAAAAAAATCAAGGCATGAAAAAGGATGGATCTGGTGTTGTTACAGGACATGCTGATTGTGCAGACTATGGCGTTCTAGACTCTGAAGGTCAACTTATTGGTTGCTACACAGATTTTGAACAAGCACATAATGCACTTACAATGTACTTTGAAGAAGAGTACGCTAGTGAGTACGCTGATACACAACAAGCAGTTAACCCAGTTCAAAAAGATACCATAACTAATCAAACTGCTACCAACAAGGTTCCAGAACAAGGACTTGCTGGTGGCGTTTCAGGCGCAATGAAAAAACCAAAGAAGAAAGTTATGCTTAAAAGAGGCAAGGGCGATGTTAAGCCTGGAGATTTTATTGCATATCCAATGACTAATACTAAAAAACCAAGTAACTATGAGCCAACTTCAGGCGCTGTTACCTACAAAAAAGGCAAGGTTGAATCAATTCATACATCTGGAACAATTACAATGAAGGGGTCAGGTACTATGATTAAGCCAACCCAAGATAAACCCATTGCAATTGTTAGACTTTATGAAATGAATTCTGCAAAGAAGTATGCTCCTACACAAAGAATGGTTGCAAAAGAAATGCATCAACTTACTAAGTTGAAGCCAATTAACTATTCTATGGGACCATCAACTGGATTTTATAATACAGTTGCTAGAACTACTACTAAACCATCAGGAGCAAATCCTATGCCTAAGACATCAAAACCATTGCTTGAAAAGGATAAAGAAGTTAATTATTCTATGGGACCATCAAGTGGACTTTATAGTACAATTCCTGGAACTACAACTAGACAGGTAATGAAATCAGATATATTGTTTAACTTAACTAATCTTGTTTCACAGCATAATAGAAAATGTGGTAACGTAGAATACAAGAACGTAAACTTTGATATAATTAAAGAAGTTTATAATCGTGGTCTAGATGCATATAACTCAAATCCAGGATCGGATTTGAGCGATGTTGCTTCAGCAGAGAGATGGGCAATGGCTAGAGTCAATGGATTCCTTTCAATAGCAAAGAATTCAAAACTCAAAAATGATCCATATGACACAGATCTGCTGATAAAGGGGCATCCATTATCAACTAGAATCGATGAGACAGAAGATGAAAATCTTATTCTAATAAAAGAAGGAGGTGTTGAAGTGGCTGATAATACAGAAAGCCCAGAGTTTGACACCGAAGTCGAAGAGGTAGAGTTCGAAACTGAAGAGTTTGTTGAGGATACAGATGATTCAGAGTTAGAAATTGAAAGCGTTGATGGTGAATATTACTCCGAAGACACCTCTGATCAATTTGATCTTACTAAGGCTTTTGGTGAACTTAGAGAGTTAGTAGAAGAATCTATTTCAAAAACAGTTTATTCAAATACTGAAGGGCTTGCAAACATTTCAGACTCAGTTCTAGAACTTGCAAAGTCTATTGATACAAAGATTGGTCAACTACAATCAAAGTACGAAGAATTAACAAAAGGTTTTGCTGATATTTCCTACAGAGTAGACTCTGTAGAAGAAGATACAGCAATTAAGAAGTCTGGAGAACTAGAATACAGTGCCCCAGAACAACCTATGATGAGAAAATCATTATGGGGTGGACGTTTCCTCAACTCCGCAGAAATATTTAACTGAATAAAAAATATATGAAAGAGAGGTGTAAATAAATGAGCGATATTATTAATAAGGCAGTCACCAACGTTGGTACTGGTGCAGTTGTTTCCGATCTTCTTGCCGCTACAAATGGTGGCAACATGGAGAACTTAACCTCTAACCCAGCAACACAGGCTGGTGGTACTTTAATGCCTGAACAGTCCCGTATGTTCCTTGACTATGTGTTTGATCAGATGGTTCTTGGTAATGACGGTCGTCGTCAGGTTCTGCGTTCCAATACAGCAGAATTTGATAAGATTCAGGTTGGAACACGCTTACTGCGTAAGGCTTCACAAGCAACAGAGAACATTCTTGATGCTGGTGCAGGAACAATCGGATGGCAAGCCCGTGGCGCACAATTCACTAAGGTGGAGATTGTGACTACGAAGTTCCGTCTGGATTATGAACTCTCAACTGAGGGTCTTGAGGACAACATTGAGGGCGCTGCTCTTGAGGACCACATTGTTCGCCTAATGGCAACACAATTTGGTAATGACCTTGAGGACATTGCAATTAACGGTCTTGCCGCGCAAGGCACAGCATCATATGCAGGAACAACTTACCCATACACATTGGATGGATTCGTTGCTCTTGCTGATGGTTCTGCTGGTGGAACACACTTTGGTACTGCTGCAACAATTACAACAGCATCACAGTACTTCACAGCAGCAACAACTTCAGGACAGATTAAGACAGGTTCAGCAGTTGTATTCTTCGAAGCACTCTACAATGCTCTTGGACGTAAGTACAAGGCACGTAGAGGAGATCTTAAGTTCTATGCTTCAACAAAGAATGTACAGCAACTGATTACTGACTTACGTCAGGTTGGCGTTGGAAACTTCCCAGATGTAACAGCACAGAATGTTATGACTGGTCAGCGTCCCCGCGTCGGCGGTCCCGCAGGTATGACAACTGAACTCTTTGGTATTCCAGTAATGGAAGTCCCACTGTACCCAGATCACTTCGTTGATCTGACATTCCCACAGAATAGACTTTGGGGATTCCAGAGAGACGTAACAGTCCACCGCGAGTTCCGTCCAAAGAAGGACACAATTGAATATACTGTTTATGTCCGTATGGGTATAAACGTTGAAGAGTTATCTGCAATGGCTAAGGCTAACGCCGTAACAGGCTGATAATCTAACAATAAGTTTGGGGCC